CCAACAGCAGGTAATGCAGGTATTGATGCTTACACATTCACTGCAATTAAAACAGCAACAACACCAGCATATACAATTTTAGCAGCACAAACTCAATTTAATTAGGAGATTTTGTAATGCCTTTAAATTCTACACGTGGAGCTGGATCATCAAAAGCATTTGGACTTACAGGTGAACCACCATCGTTTCCAACAGACTTTGATTATTTAGTAGTAGGTGCTGGCGGAGGTGGAGGCGGCGACCGTGGCGGAGGCGGAGGCGGTGGAGGTTATAGAACTTCTTTTCCAGGCGGAACTAAAATTACTATATCAAAAGGAACAACTCCAGTAACTGTTGGAGCAGGAAATGCTCCAGGAGGAATAAGAGGAAGTGATTCAGTAGTAGGCTCAATCACAAGCACAGGAGGAGGTGGAGGAGCTGGACCAAATATAGCGGGATATGCTGGAGCTTCTGGAGGTGGCGGAGGACATTCCGATTCACCAGGTAATAATGGATGGCCAGGTGGAGCTGGAAACACACCACCCACAAGTCCACCACAAGGAAATCCAGGAGGAGCAGGAAGTAGACCTGGAGATAATGGCGGCGGAGGTGGAGGAGCAGGCGGATCGGGTTCAAGAGGAGGAGCAGGAAATGCTGTAGGAGGACCAGGAGGAGCAGGGGCAACTAATTCTATTTCGGGATCACCAGTAGGTTATTCTGGTGGAGGTGGAGGACAAGGACAAGGTGGAGGAACTGGTGGTGAATCAGGAGGCAGTGGAGCAGGAAGAGGGGCTCCAGGCGGAACAGCTTCCACAGCTAATACAGGAGGAGGCGGAGGCGGAGGCTTTGGTGGCGGAGGTAGTGGAATTGTTATATTAAGAGCTCCAAGTACGGCTAGATTTAAAGTGTCTCCAGCTACAAATACTGTAACGACTGCACCAAATGGTGATAAAATTGCTACGTTTCTTACAACTGGAGAAATAAAAATATAATATGGCTCATTTTGCTGAATTAGATATTAACAATAATGTTTTAAGAGTTGTAGTTGGTTGCAACATTGATGTTCAAAATAATGGAGGAGATCAATCAGAACAAGCTGCACAGCATTTTGAAAGAGTAGCACCATTATCAGAAAATGGTGTAAAATGGATTCAAACATCGTATAATTCAAATTTTAGAAAAAATTACGCAGTTCCTGGAGGAACCTATGATCCAATAAGAAATGAATTTGTAAACATAAGACCGTTCTTATCTTGGAATCTAAATGCAAATAATGACTGGGAAGCTCCAGTCCCATGTCCGGGCCCAAGAAATGAATATTATTGGGAAGAATCTACACTAAGTTGGGTAAAAAATATAACTTAATTTTAGAATAAAGCTTGATATAATATTTAAAATATATTACATAAGTTTTATGAATCTACATAATCATTATTATTATTTTAAATCTGTATTAGGAAACAGATTTTGTAATAATTTAATAGAGTTTGCAAAAGAAAAAATATCACAACTAGCTATTACAGGAAATGAAAAAGAAATTTTAGAAAAAAACAATGAACTAAGTGATGAAAATTTAAAAAATTTAAAACAAATAAGAGATTCTAATATTTGTTGGATGGACGATAAATGGATTTATAAGGAAATACACCCATTTATAAAAGAAGCTAATAAAAATGCTAATTGGAATTTTGAATGGGATTTTTCAGAAAATTGTCAATTTACCATATATAAAGAAGGACAACATTATCATTGGCACCGTGATTCTTGGGAACATCCTTATAATGATGAAAATAATAAAAAAACATTTGGAAAAATAAGAAAATTGTCTGTAACATGTTCTTTAAACGATTCTAGCGAGTATGAAGGAGGAGAATTAGAATTTTGCTTTGACAATAAAGAACCGAATAAAGAAAGAAGCACTCAAAAATGTTTAGAAATACTACCTAAAGGATCTATAGTTGTTTTTCCTTCTTTTGTATGGCATAAAGTAAATCCAGTTATTAAAGGAACTAGATATTCTTTAGTAATTTGGAATTGTGGATACCCTTATAAATAAAATGAGTTTTGAAATAAACAAATATAAATTAATTAAATCTGTTATTAAAAAAGATTTTTGTAAATTTATATATGATTATTTTTTCTTAAAAAGAAAAATAGCGGATACTTTTTTTAAAACAAAATATATATCTCCATACTCTCTTGATTGGGGGACTTGGAAAGATGGTCAGGTAAACGGAGTATATTCTTCTTATGGAGATTGTTTATCAGAAATACTTTTATTAAATTTAAAAAGTTTAGTGGAAAAACATTCAGGATTAGAGCTTTATCCTAATTACTCTTACATGAGAATTTATGAAAAAGGAAGTGTTTTAGAAAAACATGTAGATAGAAAAAGCTGTGAAATATCGTGTACACTTAATATAGGAGGAGATAAAAAATGGCCTATTTTTTTTAAAAAAAAAGAAGAAGTTTCAATTAATTTAAATCCAGGCGATATGATTTTATATAGAGGTAATGAACTAGAACATTGGAGAGATGCTTTTACAGGGGAAAATTGTGTACAAATTTTCTTACATTATAACAACGCTAAAACAACAGATAAAAAAAACATGTTTGACAGTAGACCTCATTTAGGATTACCAGAAGATTTTGTAAAGTATGAATGAAATAGATCAATTAAAAGAAAAAATAAAAGAATTAGAAGAGCAACTTCATATGGAACAAATGGTAAAAAAATCTGAAGTTATGTTAAATACCGAACTCAAAGAACAAGTAGAAAAACTATATTTACAGGTTGAAAGTATTTTAAAAATAAATGAAGAGTATGCAAAAAAAATAGTTGATTTAAGAATTAAAATAAAAAAACTTATTTAATGTTTGTTATTAATTTAAATGCAATTCCAGTATTTAAAGAACATACTAATTTTTTATTAAAAGAAAAAGAAATAAAAAGTTTATTAAATTTAAAATATATCTCTTCTGAAAAAGGATCTTTACTATCAGTAGATTCTTTTATATTTAAAAATAAAGTATTTAAAAGAATAAAAAATTTTTTAAATGAAAAAGTTAATTTTTACAAAGAAAAAATACTAGAAATAAATAATGAAATATATTTAACACAAAGTTGGTCTACTATATGTAAACAAAAAAATGCACACCACGACCATATTCATCCAAATACTTTTTTAAGTGCTGTTTTTTATGTAAAAAGTAAAGACAATACTTTAAAGTTAGATTTAAATAGGAGCTCTTTAGCACAAGGATTTAATTTTGAATATAGTGTTAAAAAATATAATATATATAATTCTGGAAGTTGGAGTTTACCAGTAAATACAGGAGATGTTGTGATTTTTCCAGGATGGTTAAAACATGGTTCGGTGAATTCATCAAATGAAGACAAAATATTAATAGGAAGTAATTACTTTATAAAAGGAGAATTTGGGGATAAGAATGGTAAGAATTATGATTATTTAAAAATATGAAAAAAACTGAAATTAAAAACTTTTTAAAAAAAGAAGACTTTAACACATTAAAAAATAATTTAATGAGTTTTACTTTTCCTTGGTACATGAATAAAGTAGTTGATTTAAAAAGTAATCAATATCAACTAACCCATCTTTTTTATAGAGACTCCACTATAAATTCTGAGTTTTACAACTTGGTAAGGCCAATTATAGATATACTAAAACCTATTTCTATTATTAGAATAAAGGCAAATCTTTTATTTAAAACAGATAAAATAGTAGAACATGGTTTTCATACGGATGTAGAAGATTCTAAAAATTTTATTAAAACAGGTATTTTATATATAAACAAAAATAACGGTTATACTAAATTTAAAAAAGATAGTTCAAAAATTTTAAGTGAAGAAAATAAATTTGTATATTTTGATTCTTCTTATTTACATACAGGAAGTTCTTGTACAGATGAAGAACTACGAATCGTTATAAATTTTAATTTTATTAAATAAAATTTAATGAAACAAAAAAATATTTTTGTAAAAGATGAGTATAATAAAGATATGCTTGTTGATATTGAATTTAATAATTATCAAGTAATGATGGAATGGGAAAAACCATATATGATTAAATTAATTGATCATTTAAAACCAAAAGGAGATGTATTAGAAATTGGATTTGGATTAGGTTACTCAGCAAATGCAATACAAAAATATAAAATAAAATCACATACAATTATAGAATCAGATAAAAATGTATTAAAAAAATTAAAAACGTGGGCTAAAAAACAAAAAAATAAAGTAATTATAGTTGAAGGTTTTTGGCAAAAGGAACTAAAAAAATTAAAAAAATTTGATTCTATTTTTAAAGACGATGCTCCTCTTAATGAGTATCCTGATGAAGATGGAATTAGAACATATGATTTTTTTTATAGACTTTTAAGAGATCACGTTAATTTAAATGCTAAATTAACTTGGTTTTGTACTAAACCCATATATTGGATAAGTCATCCATCAATTGAGTGGAGCATAAAAGAATATTCAATAGATATTCCAAAAAATTGTTATTACATAGAGGACAGTTATAAAAAAAATAAAAAACTATATTTACCTTTAATAAAATTTATAAATGGAACAACACATGAAATATATCCAGTAGCTCTTACTAATGATTTTAAAATAAAAGTATTATGAAAATAAATGAAATAAAAGAATCAGCATCTGATATAGTTTTAATGGAAAATTTTTTAAAAGAAGATATTTTTTTAAAAATTAAAAATATATTATTAAGTAGTGACTTTCCTTGGTTTTATAATTCATATACAGGAGACATAAACGATAAAAATAATTTTTTATTTTATCATTATTTATTTAAAGATAATCAACAAACGAGTGATTTTTTTAATTTAATACTAGTCCCAATTTTAAGTAAATTAGAATGTTCCCTTTTACTAAGAGCTAAAATTAATTTATACACTAAAAAAGAAAAAGCTATAAAGACAGCTTATCACGTAGATCAAAAATATAATCATAAAGTAGCTTTATTTTCCATAAACTCTAATAACGGTTTTACATTATTTGAAGATGGTAGAAATATTATATCAAAAGAAAACCAGATTGCTTTTTTTGATGGAGATCTTAAACACAGTAGCGTTAATCAAACAGATGAAAACTTAAGAATAAATATAAATATTAATTATTTATAAAATTTAATGGAATTAATAGAACCCTTTAAACAATTCGTTGTAAAAATAAAATTAAATGAAGATTTAAAAAACATTTTAAATTTTTGTATTAAAGTTAAGAATAAAGAAAAAGGTAAAATTATTAGCAATTTAAGCAAAGGTTTTCAAAGCAGTGATTTAAACAAAAAAGAAACTGTTTTAAAATCACTTATAGAAAAAATAAAACTAAACTCTAATATCGTAATTAATGATGTTTTAAAAACAAACTATAAACTATCTTTAAATAACATTTGGATAAACATAAATGAATATAAAGATTTTAATGTAGCTCATAAACATCCTTTTGCAAAACTTTCAGGAGTTTTTTATGTAGATGTCCCTTTAGATTCTGGCGATTTAGTATTTATTAATGATACCGAAATTAATTTATTTTTATTAAATAACAGTATTGTTAATTTTAATTGCTACAATTCATCTACATTTACAATAAAACCAGAACAAAATTTTTTATATTTATTCCCAGCTTGGTTAAATCATTTTGTTACGCCAAATTTATCACAAGAAAGAAGGGTATCTATTTCTTTTAATTTAGATTAAGCAAAGTTTAAACGTCTCTAAATAAGTGTTATAATAAGCATAAATATGCCATTAAAAAAGATACCATTACCTCCAGGTTTTGATAAGAACGATACAGCATCTCAAGCAGAGGGACGTTGGATTGATGGAGATAATGTACGTTTTCAATATGGATCACCTGAAAAAATAGGTGGTTGGCAGCAGATTAATTCATCTATACTAGTAGGAGCAGCTAGAGATATACACTCTTGGTTTGATTTAACTGGTAGACGATATGTTGCTATTGGTACAAACAAAGTTTTATATGTTCTTTTTGATGAGGTGTTTTATGATATTACACCCTTAGGAACAGCTTTAACTTCTTGCACTTATACATCAACAACAGGATCTGCAACTGTAACAATTAATAAAAACGCACATAACTTACTTGTTGGAGATTTAGTTAAATTTACAAGTGTTACAACACCAGGAGCT